CTTTCCTACGACCACTTGACCAGGATAAATCTCAAAGAAGAAAATAAAGATTTTGCAAACGTAATCCCCAATTACATTAATTATGTTTGGGACCACGCTGTAGACGGTATGAGTTGGGCAGGGATTGGCCGAGGAAGAGTTGTCTGCGCTTTTGGCATTCGCCCCTTTTGGAATGGGGTGGCAGAGATGTGGTTGATCCCAGGCAAGGAGATAGAGCGCCATGCGATATCGGTTATCAGAGCATCGAAACAACTAACCGATATTACAATCAAGGATTACAACATAAAAAGACTTCAGATTTGCGTAAATAGCGATAACGATACCGCATTTAGGTTTGCCAAAGCCCTACGTTTTGAGGTAGAAAGTGTTATGGCTAAGTATGGCCCAGACGGGTCTGATTATTATATGATGGTGAGGTTTTAATATGGGTGGAATATTTGGTGGTGGATCAAGAGCTTCGGCTCCGGTTAAGACTGTCTCTCAAACTGAAGCACAGCGTGATGCTGCGTCTGCTCGTTCAAGAGCAGACGAACGAGCCGGCTCTTCAGAACGGTTTGAAAGGCAGGGCGTTCAAAAGCGTAGGCGCTTACGCCAAACAGGCGGCATGAAGCTTTTGTTTTCTCCTGCGCGGCAAGAGGGTCCAGATTCTCAACAATATAAAACCAAGCTCGGAGGTAACTAATGGCTAGCTTTGCTCAGCAAGTTAAGTCAGATTTTTCAAAGCTAACTAGAACTGTAGGTTATGCTATTGCTGGAAAAACCGATCCTAAAATGAAAGATCCAAGATATCGCCCTACCTTGAATGACACAAAAAGAAATAAAAGAGCAGCTAGTATGCTGAAAGATATGCAAGCGCAGAACGAACACAGCAACATGATGAGCGCTAGGTCTCGCGGTGGCGGCGGATCAAAAGGCCCGACTGTTGCCGAGCAGGTTGCTGCAAGGGCTGCTGCAAAGCTTAAAGCTAAGAAGGCAAAGGGCCAGGCTCGGCGCAAAAAATATGAAGCTGCTGGAAGCATGGCTAAAAAAATGAAGCTTATATTCGTAGATTAAAGGATAAGTAAATGGCTCGGCTAGACGTAAGAGATATCATGGAGCGTGAGGCCAAGGCTCAATCACGCAAGGATCAATGGCGCTCTATATATGAAGATTGCTATGAGTTTGCCCTGCCACAGCGTAATATGTACGAAGGCAACTATGAAGGTGGCGCTGCTGGTCAAAATAAGATGGGCCGTGTGTTTGACTCCACAGCTATCTCTGCCACCCAGAGGTTTGCTAACCGCATTCAGGCTGGCTTATTTCCACCTCAGAAAGCTTGGTGTCGCTTAGAGGCCGGTAGCGGTATTCCAGAAGAACAGAAAACACAGGCTCAAGCTGCGCTGGACGCATACACTGAGCGGATGTTTGAAGTAATGCGCCAGACTAACTTTGATCTGGCTATGGGTGAGTTCCTTTTAGACCTATGTGTAGGCACTGCCGTAATGATGGTAACGCCTGGAGACGAAGCAACTCCTATTCGCTTTACGCCTATCCCGCAGTATCTCGTATCCATTGAAGAAGGTAGCTTTGGCAATGTTGATAACGTGTACCGCAAGCTTCGTATGAAGGCAGAGGCGATACCACAAGAGTTTCCTGATGCAGAAATTACGCAAGAGCTTGCTGATGCAATATCACGATCCCCGTCAAAAGAGATAGATCTGATGGACGCGGTAATTTATGATTACGAAAGAGCAATATATTGCTACCATGTTATCTGGCCTAATAAACGACAAGACCTTGTATATCGTACTATGAAGTCCTCGCCATTTATCGTTGCTCGTTACATGAAAGTTGCCGGTGAGATCTATGGCCGTGGCCCACTGGTCACTGCTATTGCTGACATCAAGACGCTAAACAAGACGGTTGAGTTGGTTCTGAAGAATGCTTCCCTCTCTATCGCTGGTGTATATACGGCTGCTGATGATGGAGTTCTTAATCCTCAGAACGTAAAAATCCAGCCTGGTGCAATCATTGGTGTTGCTCGTAATGGTGGCGCACAGGGTCCATCCTTACAGCCATTGCCTCGTGCCGGTGACTTCAACACAAGCCAGATTGTTATGAATGACTTGCGTATGAGCATCAAAAAAATTCTAATGGATGATACGCTGCCACCTGATAATATGTCGGCAAGAAGTGCAACGGAGATTGCTGAAAGATCGCGTGAGCTGGCATCTAACTTGGGTTCTGCGTTTGGCCGGTTGATCGATGAGACAATGATTCCTCTCGTATCTCGCATTCTTTTCATCTTAGATCAGCAAGCATACATAGATCTGCCTCTTAAAGTGAATGGTGTAGAGGTAAAGGTTACTCCGGTTGCTCCATTAGCCCAGGCTCAAAAGCTTCAAGAGGTAAACGATATTGTGCAGTTTATGCAGATTGCTAATTCTCTAGGCCCACAAGGCCAAATGGCGCTTTCTATTCCAAGGATTACGTCTTTTATTGCCGAAAAAATGAACATCAAACAGGAATTGCTTACCACAGCGGAAGAGCAAGAAGCGATGATGCAACAAATGCAGGAACAAGCAGCGGCTGAACAAGGTCCACAGCCTGCTAATGATGGTGGTGCAACAATGGAGGCAATGCAATGAGTTCACCCGATGGGTGGGAAGGTTTAACCCAAGCAACAATTAATAGCCCAAAGGCTGCTGATATAGATTTACTATATGGCAAGTTATTCAAAAGCACTGAAGGGCAACGTGTTCTAAGTCATTTGCGAAGTGTTACTATTGAGCAACCGACTTGGTTTCCAGGAGAAGACGCGAGTTTTGGGTATGTAAGGACAGGCATGGCTGAAATGGTTCGCATGATTGAAAAAAGAATAGAAAGGTCAAACAATGGCTGAAGCAATGGCAGAACAAATGGAGGCTGACGCTCCAATGATTAACGTGGCGGAATCGGAGGCTCCTAAAGAAGATGCACCCGTTGCGGTACATGAGCAACCACAAGGCGAACCACAAGCGGCAAATGATGATGATCCGCTAGAACGCCCAGATTATTATCCAGAAAAATTTTGGGATGAGGACGGGCCTGATGTTGAAAAGCTTGCAAAAAGTTATGCAGAGCTTGAGAAAAAGTTTAAAGCCGGAAAGCATAAGGCACCGGAGGAGTATGATATATCTTCACTTGCGGATCAGGGTTTGGACTCTGAAGATCCGACTATCGCCGTATATCAGGATTGGGCTAAAGAAAACGGGATTAGCCAGGGTGCTTTCGAAGATCTAGCCGGACGTGTTCTGGGTTTATCAAAGGACGATCAGGAAAACGTGCAGTACGATCAGCGCGTTGAAATGGATAAACTTGGGTCGAATGCCTCTGAAAAAATACAAATGACAGAGCGCGTTCTGATGAAGGCTCCATTGAACAACTCTGAACGTGAAGCGATAGCGTACTCTTTGAACAATGCTGATGCTATCAACGCATTCTTAAAGTACCACCAGGCTATCACGAATGAAAACATTCCGATCAAGCCTACAATTCAGCAAGACAGCATGACAAAGCAAGATCTTGATAGTGCTATATCTGATCCTCGTTGGCAAAGTGATGCTGCCTGGCGCACTCAGATGGAACAGAAGTGGTTCAAGTCACAGCAAAATGCATAGGCACTTGCAATAAATATCGCTTGCGTGTATTTTAGCCCCAACGGCTAACCGCGCTCGGCCCGTTAGATGTAGTAATCTACTGGTTGGCGCGGCCATAACGCGCAAGCGACCGCCCGAACCTCGGATAACGGAAGCGTTTAATTGAAACGCAAAAGGAGGTTTTTGCAAATGGCGATTAACGTCTCAACCGCGTTTGTTGATCTTTTCGATTCTGAGGTCAAACAAGCGTATCAAGCCGAATCTGTGCTTCGTGGCACAATGCGGACCCGCACTGGCGTAGCCGGTAACACAGTTAAGTTTCCAACAATCGGTAAAGGTGTTGCTACGGTTCGCGTACCGCAAACCGATGTTACACCACTTAACGTAACATACGGCCAAGTAACTGCGACAATGGAAGATTTCATTGCGGCAGAATACTCAGACATTTTCCAACAGTCTCACATCAACTTTGATGAGCGTTCTGAATTGGTGCAAGTTGTGTCTAAGTCTATTGCTCGGCGTATGGACCAGCTTATGATCGATGCTCTTAATGCTGCTGGCGGAACAACAGCCGTTGCAACATCTATCGGTGGTAATGCTTCAAACATGAACATTGAAAAGCTTCGTGCTACTGCAAAAGCTATGAACCAAAATAACGTACCCTCTGAAGGTCGTCATTTGCTCATGCATGCTTCGCAGCTAGATGCTTTGCTTGGTGAAACTGAAGTCACAAGCCAAGACTTTGCTTCTGTAAAAGCTCTTGTCCAAGGTGAAATCAACACTTTCATGGGCTTTAATATCTTGACAGTTGGCAATCGTGACGAAGGTGGTCTTCCAAAACCATCAACTCGTACTTGTTTTGCCTGGCACAAAGATTCAATGGGCTATGCTGAGTCAATGGCTCAGAAAACTGAAGTTAACTACATTCCAGAAAAGACATCGTTCTTAGTTAGCTCAATGTTCTCTGCTGGTTCTGTTTCAATTGACGGTGCTGGCATCGTTAAAATTGCTTGTACTGAATAAGGAGATCTGAAACATGGCATTCGCAACAGCAAACTGGTCAACAGTTGGCGCTTCTAAAAGCGGCAACGCTCCTGCAATATACAGCTATAAGTCCTCTGGTGACAACAAAGCTGCTATTGCCGGTTCCGGTTATTTCAACACGGTTGAAGCTCTTATCACTACTGGTGATTGGATCTACACATATGGCAGCGATGGCGGTCAAACGCTTGTAGCAACCAACAACGGTGCTGGCGTTATAACATCGGCAGTAATCTAAAGAAAAGGAGAGGCCGGATCACACTGGCCTCTCCCACCCTTTACGGAGAACAATCATGGCCGCTGGTGACACTTCCCTCTCTATATGTTCTGATGCTTTAATACTGTTGGGCGCCGCGCCCATTTCTTCTTTTACAGAAGGATCTGATTCAGCTCAGGCTTGTGATCGACTTTATCCAGATCTTAAAGATAGCCTTCTTGCTAACTACCAATGGAGTTGGAGCATTAAGAAGATTCAACTCCAGCGTTTATCAACGGCCCCTCTTGACGAATGGAAGTATGCTTATCAGCTCCCAGGCGATATGCTTTCTGGCGTCATAGCTCTATTTCAGAGCGCCGGAATTTCTCAAAAACCTGTACGATACGGTTGGGAAATATACGGGGATCAGCTTTTTACCAACTTTGAAAAAATATTTATTGATTACCAAAGTACAATCGATGAAAGCAAAATGCCAAACTACTTTGTTCGTTTACTTCGTAGTGCATTGGCTGCTGAGTTGGCATTTACTATTACAGATCAAATTAGCAAATCAGATTATTTTCGCGGAGTTTCTTACGGATCACCAGCGGATTCTGGCCGTGGAGGTCTAATGCGTGAAGCTATGAACGTGGACAGTCGTGGCAAGCCACCGCAAATAATTGAGGATTATTCTCTTATTGATGTGAGATACTAAAATGCGGATAGTACAGTTCCAAACCAATTTTTCGGTTGGTGAGCTTGATCCGCTTATCCGTGCGCGTACCGACTTGGCTCAATACAAAAATGCTCTTGAGGAAGCCACGAACGTAATTATTCAGCCACAAGGCGGTTTTAGACGCCGTGATGGCAGTCGTTTTATTTATGATTTTGGCTCAAGCTTTACTGATTTTAAAGTAATTCCTTTTGAGTTCAGCGTAGATGATAGTTATTTACTGGTTTTTGTTAATCAGCGGATCTATGTTTTTAAGGCTGGCGTTCTGCAAACAAATATTAATGGCTCTGGCGCTGACTACATAGCCGCTACTGAAATAACCACGGCAGTGTTGGACCAGTTAAACTACACGCAGGCGGTTGATACTCTTATTCTCTGCCATGAAGATTTGCAAACCAAAAGGCTAGTTCGTAACACTGATACTAGCTGGACGTTAGAAAATCTTCCTATTACTAATTTGCCCCAATACGCATATTCTTTTGATACGCACCAGCCAAACTTTTCGATTACGCCCAGCGCTACCGCTGGCAATATCACAATAACTGCATCTTCTGTAACAACCGATACTGGTACAGCGCAAGCGGGTGGAGCCGCAACAATTACTTTAAAATCTGGGACTAACTATAACGCTGACGATCAGCCAAACGGTATGTTCATTACCTTAACCTCTGGCACTGGATCGGGTCAGATTAGGCACGTTGAAGATTACACTGCTTCATCAAAGCTTCTAGCTGTATTCCCTGCATGGGATACAGCTCCTAATAGTACCACCGTCTATAAAGTCGAGGCGTTTGCCCCAGCGGCGGTTGGCGAGTATGCCCAGGCAACAGGCACATTTGGACGCGCTCGGTATGTTGAATATGTTTCTCCGACCGTTATGAAGGCGGTAACGGAGGTTTCTTTCTTTGATACAGATGCAATCGTTGCTGGTTTCTGGGAAAGTGAACATGGTTTTGAAAACGTATGGTCCAACGCCCGTGGCTGGCCGCGTTCTGCTGCGTTCCATGAAGGCCGGTTATATTTTGGCGGATCTAAGTCTCGGCCCAACACTATCTGGGGTTCTGGCGTAATCAATTTCTTTGACTTTGCTGTTGGCACTGGACTTGATGATGAGAGCGTTGAGGCAACAATTAATACCAATCAGCTAAACATTATCGTCAATCTTTTCTCTGGCAATGACTTTCGTATTTTTACAACCGGCGGTGAGTTTGTAATATTACAATCTTCCAATGAGCCTATTACACCTAAAACATTTTTTGTGCGCCCTCAGACTAGGTTGGGATGTAGGGCTGGCATTCCAATTGAAGAGCTTAACGGTGCATCGATCTTTATTCAGCGCCAGGGTAAATCTATTAACGTGTTCCAGTTTGGCGAAACTACTGCATCGTATCAAGTGCAAAACATATCTGCTTTAAGCTCTCACTTGCTTAAAAATCCTGTTGATATGGCTGCGCGTAGGGCTGCATCTACTGACGAGTCAGATCGCTTGTTTGTGGTAAACGGAACTGATGGATCAATGGCAGTCTACTCTATCCTGGTCGGGCAGAATGTTATTGCCCCAAGTCGATTTGTTACTGACGGTGAATATATTGCTGTAGGCGTAGAGGTTGCGGATGTTTATGCAATCGTTAAACGAACCATAAACGGCGCAGCAAGATACATGCTAGAGAAGTTTGATCCTAATCTTACTCTGGATAGCGTTAAAAGCGGAGGTTCGGGTTCCTCAGTTACCATGAACCAACTACAGGCAAAGACAGTCCAGATCATAAGGGATGGCGTCCTAGAGCCGCAACAGGTGGTTCCATCTTCCCCTTTCAGAATTACGTTCGCTTCACCGGCTCAATCAAGTTTTGAGGTTGGCTTGAACTACACGGTCACTGTGAGGACAATGCCAGCGGAGCCGGTTCTTTCCTCTGGGTCTGTGCAGGGATTTAAGAAACGTATTATCCAGGTTGATGCAATTGTTAATAACACAAAAGATATGACGATTAACGGCAAGCAAGTCTCGTTTAGAAACTTTGGCGAGGATGTACTGGATTCAGCGGTCAAGCCTTTTACTGGCATAAAAACTGTGCATGGATTGTTGGGGTATAGCGGAACGGGGCAGATTACGATTGGCCAGAATGTTCCGTTGGAAATGGTTGTTCTCGGTCTTGAGTACCGATTGAGCGTGGGGAATTAAACATGGACGCAATGGCAGTAATAGGACCAGTCGTTTCGATAGGCGGCAAACTTGCACAGGCTAAGGCTCAGAGCGATACAGGCAAAGCGCAACAGGCTGGTTATGAGCAGCAAGCGCAACAGGCAGAGTTGAAAGGCCGCTCAGAGGCAATCGCTTATAAACAGCAAGGCGCAGATGCTTTAAGGAACTTAAACGAAACATTGGCCGCTATCATTGCCCGTGCCGGTGCTGGTGGTGTTGATCCGACCTCTGGATCTGCTGCAACTGTTCAGATGTTTGCTATGTCTGAAGGAGCTATTGAGTCTCAGACCGCCA